TAGTTGAAGTAGCTGAGGGCAAACTTACCGCCGGGGTAGTCTGACTGAATAGCCAAAAACACATCATACATGTTAAACATGGTAAAGCCGTTAAAGCCTGACGACTTATACCATGCTTGCACACGCTTCAGACAGTCCTCCACCGTGGAGAACTTCACTACAGGTTCCACTTTCACGTGTTGAGGTGGGGCCAAATCCTCGGCAGGCACACTAGGCGCCACGATATGATCGTTTGTCAAGGAATCAGCCATCTCAACACTGAAGGTGTCCTCATCAGGAACATCAAACCGGGTAGGTAGAGTAGGAATAGGATCACGCAACATCACAACATGCTGCGACAACACAAGGTCACCATATGAATTTTCCGAATCATAAATGGTCCACCGAGCATCGTCACAAATATAATTGTACTGCCGCGTGCGGAAATTCTTCGCAACGTCTTGCCACGTTGGAAGCTTCGCATTGATCCCCACATCTGCCAAGGCCTTCAAGAGTTTCACGCGTTCGGCGTTATATCCTGTAGACCCCAATCCAACTGCACGGTAACAAATGCCCGTGGCGTTCTGGACCAACGCCATTGCATCATCCACCTTGCTGCTCTGCCAATACAAAGACCTGTAGTCCTCCTTGTAAGGCACCGCCAAATGAGCTACGCCGAGCTCCATCTGGAGATCCACTCTCACCTTACGGGAGAGAAAGTCAATATCGTCAATTGGTACTGTGGGCTTGACATCATTCACATCCTTTGAAGAGGGTGTGTAAATGATGCCAAACTCTGCAAAATAATCTCGCTTTGACACGAAATTATACCAGGGGGCCACTGTGTCCGAAATTCCATCTGTGTTATCATCGCCATAAACACACAAGTGGACTTCCGTATCAAAGGACCCGTGGTCTGCTACTGTAGCACCCAACCGACGCGAAAGACCTTCAAACGCACACCGAGCGAAAAACTCCGCCATGAAGTTATTCCAGTGCACTGTGAATGGATTTCCAGTCGTGCCACCGACTTCCTTTCGCAAAACATAGTCGCCAAGAATCATGTTGCAACTCATGCAATTTCTGAGGATGAAGTGTCTGAGAGCTTTAAACTCATCAAACATTACTCCCTCATAATACGCATCAGTCACATCAATAACTCCCTGAGCAACCTGCTTGTTTGACATGGAGTCGAAGTAAGAATAATCCGCCATACTCCCTACGCGGAAATTTCTTGCCTTCAGATCCCGCATCCGCAAATCAAAGTCATCCGAATCAACGTTGATGCCCACACACGAAGCGTTCCCTTTGTCGAACCTATCCGACTCCATCCAGGAACCAAACATCATGCGGGCAACAATCGTCAAAGCCACTGGCGTGTACATGATGAGACGTGGAGAATCGATTTTCGCTTTCCTGCGAAGCTCATCCTTCAATCCCAACACATACGCCAACCAGGGTTCGGGCCTTCCTTCCCGAAA